CATATTTCTTAGGGTCAAGGTTGTACTTTTTAATTAACGCCGCTTGAGTCGGAGTTAACTGTATCTTCCTTGTTCCAGTCGAACGAGTTGCCGGAGCAACTACTGCTGCCGGTTTTCTACTGGATGTATCAACCGACTTTGACCTACCTTCGTTTCCACCGAAAACTTCGGGGAACGTTGACTTCACGCGAGCATCTATTTGCTCGAAATAATCATCACTGCGAGGATCGACCCCGTTGTTGACTAGTTTTTGATGCAGCCCTAGTGCAAAGCTGGTAACTTCTTCGAACCCGTCTGTGCCAAACCACTGGTTTTTTGCTTGCCAGCGCAAGGTCTTTTCGTCAGCACGCACCGGTTCGGGTGCTTGTTGTCGCTGTTGTACCTCAAAATTTTCGTTTTGTAAAGCAGGTGGACGGAAATTTTGTGCATTTTGCAACTTTAATTTAGCTTCAAATAGACTTTCCTGTGCGGCAAGTATGGCATCAGTGTCAAAAGCTTCCTGTGCCGCCTTGTATTCCCGCCGAGCTTTGTCCAGTTCCGCCTCGGCAGCAGTTTTGGCCATTGCGCCATACTGTTCTGTGCCGTTGTTGACGTACTGTTTAAGCCTTTTGTTTTCTTCCGCCATGTGTTGGGCAACACGTTCAAGCTCTTGTTTCTCACGCAGGAGAGCTTCTTTGGCACGACGTTCGTCGTGACGTGCGTGTGTCAGTTCTTTGAGTCGTTCTTGAACTTTTTTGCCGTACGAATCAATTTCTTCGTCTGTCGGGTCTTCTACTTCTTTATCAAGCGTGGGACGAAACCGGTCGTTTGGGGGAGTGTCGTCAACGATTTCAATTTCAACATCTTGCTCTTCGTTTTGAGCAACTTGATTTTTATTTTCGTCTTCAATCTCGTCTGGGAATTTATATGCTTCTGGCATGTCGTCTCCTGTTAAGCGCGGGTTAGGCCACGGGGATCATCCACAACAGCATCCACTTGGTCATCATTGATGAGGCGGAACTCTTTGCCGTAAATCTTGAATCGCGTACCAGAATAGGTACGTACGAGTATAAAGTCACCTTCCTTGCACCACGCGCCTGCGGGGAATTTGGTGGAATCTTTATACGCGTCGGGGCCAACTTTCAATACGAACAACACCGTGGTGGCGTGCTCTTCTTGACGCATGGTGGCTGTGTCGCGCACAAGGTCTAGCTCCGTACCAGCAATCTTTTCAGACACTGGGGGAACTGCGCACAGTATTTTCCATCCCGTAGGAGTAGGAAGTAGTGTGGCTTTTTCATCGTCAGTTGCATCTTTGGGGGGCGCGTCTAGTTGTATAACTGCATCAGGCAGGGCGTACTGCCCCGGTTCAAGAAGTATTTCACTCATTGGATTTTTCCACTTTCTCAGCAAGGTCAAGGAGATGGCGCTCTGCGATGGCTAGACCCTGAATAGTCCCGCAAAGTTTTTGATACTCTTCAAAAGTGCGACATGCCCCACCAGCGCAATCGTCTGCATAGTTGTTCATGTCGATACGTATTTTTTCGCGCAATACGCGTGCGAAGTCTTGGATCATTTAGTTGGTTTCTCCTTTTGTTGATTAAGTTGTTGTTGCATTTGCATCTGTTCACGTTGGCGCTTTAAGTCGCCTGCTTTACCCATTGCGGTAATGTTTGCCGTTGTCTTCTGGTTTTGCAGTTGACCGGCTTTGTTCATGGCATCAACTTGAAGACGCTTGTTCTCAAGGTTTAGTTTGCCCTCGACCTCTTGTTTTCTGAGCGCCAGTTCTTGTTGCTTGATTTGCAACTCTTGCTGCTGCATCTGGATCATTGGGTCTTGCTGTTGTTGCTGAGCTTGTTTCTGAGCTTGCTGTGATTGGTTTTGCTGTAGCACTTGCTGTGCAGCCTGCGCCATCATTCCAGAGAGTTGAATTTCCATCTCTGGTGGCAGCTTCTCATCTTCGGGCGGCAGTGGCATACCCATCTGCTGTTCAATTTTCTGGCGATAGGCAAAACCTACGTGCTCAGCAACGTGCGCCATCATTGCCGCTTGGATCTGCGGAGCTTTAGGGTTCTGGCCAACCAACTCCATGACTATCGGGTCTTGCATTGCCATCATGTGCACTTGTATATGTGACTGGTGGTCTTGGTAGAAGAACGCTTTGAGTGGTTCCAAACGCAGTGCCGCCATGTTCTCAGACACAGGATCTTTTGGTTTCTGGTCATCTGGCAGGGGCACAAGTTTGTCGGCATCCTTGATACCCAACACCGCCAACATTTGCCTGTGAAGCTGTGGCAAGTCGTAAATATCTGGAGCCATCTGCGCCATCTGGATCACAGCTTGGTACTGCACAACGCGCTGACTCATAGTCGCTGCGTTTGGATCGCTCACAGGAATGATGTCTACGTGGTCGTAGTCTTCTTTCTTGGCCTTGCGGGTGGCATCAACCGGATCGTAGTCATAGTCAGGGTCTGTGTAGTCGCGGATGATCGCGGCCAACAGACGCAACTCTTGTTTGAATGTGTAGTGCAGACGGGCTTGTACCGCTGACATAACTTTTAGCTGGCGCTCCAATAGAGCCAGTGTCGTACCCACAGGGGCTTGGGCAGACATGTCTGACACCTTCATGTCAGCAGTGGCGGCAAACCTGCGGCCTTCATCTACGATCTTGTCCATCAACCCAGACAAGACAAGGCTTGGTTCTTTATATGGCAGTGGCAGGATGCTGTCGCGCAACACACCAGAGCCAATATCTACATCGCGCCATTCTCCGGGTGCAATCGGTGTGTCGTCTCCCTTGATGCGCATGCCACGGGATTTGAGTCCCCCGGGAAGGTTTGAGAGCGTACCCGCGTCGATAAGCTGGCGCATGAGACTGGTAGCAGATTTGGCATACCCTCCAATGAGATGGAAAAGGCCAAAGCCGTACGCTCCAAAACCCGGGATGTATTGATAGTGAACAAAGTGTTGTCGTTTAAGCTCAAGTGGATCGTCCTGTTCCCAGTTTCTACGGATGGCCAGAACATCGTTCGTGCCTTTTATTAGGGTAACTACGTATGGCCTTGTGATTCCTGTCGGCTCGCCGTCGTCACCCTTGTCTTCATCGCCCTTTAGCACCAAGTCAACATGTGACTCGTACAGCGTGTATCGGTCGTCGTTCAGATCAGAGAAGCCTGTTTCTTTGTCTTTGGCTTTCTTGATGTTGTCTTGTTCTTTGGTCGGGTCAGGCAACTCAATGTCACGATAGAAACCTGCTTGTTGTAGTTTGACAATCTCGTTTTTTGTCTTTCGCATGACGTGCGTCAGGCGGTAGCAGGTATCTAAATCAGACGTGCCATATGGCAGTAGGATGTCCTCTGCCGGTACAAATATTGAAATCTGACGGCCGATGTTGGGGTCGTAGTATACCTTCTTGAACGCTGAACCTGTAGCCGGGAGGCTCCACAACATGCGCTCATGCTCAGGGCGGAACTCGCGCATGACTTCTGTCAGCTCGTAGTTCATGTCTTCTTCAACACGCCCAGCAGCTTCTTGTTTCTCAAGGGTTTCTTTACCCAGAATTTTTGTACGTACAGGCCCTTGCGCTGGGAATGTCTCGGTGATTGTCTCTGACTGGAAACGCACCACAGCCTCGGTAATCATAGGGTGGAACACGCCCGACGCACCGTTCCACGGTTCAGTGCGCTCCTCATACTGGAGGCCAAGGAGTTTGAGTCCTTCCGTGTACGCCTTTTCCCAGTCCTTGCGTGATTGCTTGTCTTGGTCAATGTCGCCTTCTAGTTCAGATGCCATTGACATGATGTCATCTTCTTCCAGTGTCTCGGCTAAGTTCTCGTCAAAGGTATCGTCTTCACCTTTACCAATACTGATCTCCAAGTCGCCTGCGTGGATGTTTACCGCTTCAGGATCAACAATTTCAATCTCAATGGGTTCCGCGTCTTGCGCAAGGGATTCCATACCTTGTGGTTGTTGGAACAGAGCTTTGTCTATATTGGTGGCCATCATTTATCCTTAGTAATACGCCGCAGACCGGCGTTTGAAAAATCGAGGTTCGTCTGGTTCATCCGTGTCAATACGGATAAAACCGCCTTGTCTGACTCGCAGCAATGCTTGGGTAGTCGTATCAACATAGTCATCGTTCTCTCCCACAGGGAAAGACGCAACCTCTTCTATCACTTCGCGCGCCCAACGTGTGTCAGGTGCCCACACCAGACCAGATGTAAACATGTCGGCTACGGCGTTGACACGCACCATCTTATCGTTTCCACGGCTCGGTGTAAATTCCTGCACGGGGATGCCCATGTTGCGTAACTCTTGGATCAGTGGCCCACCAGCGGCTTTCTTCTCCACAATGAACGCATCAGGCTCCCACTCTTTGTAATGTTTCAAAGCAGTAATTTTAAGTTCTGGAAACGGCATCCTATCTTTAAAACCATCCAACAAAATTACTTGCGCCGCGTTGTTCTCTTCCTCGTTGTAGAACACGCCCCACGTTGTGCACGCGCTGTAGTCAGATGTGCTCTTGGTCTCGTGCGCCGTATCCCAGCTCTGGATTATGTACTCACAGTCTGGTGGTGTATCGCTTGGCCATATGCGCCAATGCTTTCTGGCAATGATTGCTGAGTTGTCGCTTGTCGGCTGTTGCATGTACTGGGCGTTCCAGTACTTTGGATCCATTGCAGACTTGGCACTTAGTAAAGACTCCAGCGGCCACTGCTCTGGCCAGAGCGACTTCTCGTTGTCCGTTCCTTCATGCAGGATGGCTGGTAGCTCTACGATCTCCCATGTGGGGGAGTCTGGGTTCTTTACTTGGTAGTCGATCAAACGTCCGGTCAAGTCCAGCTTACCCCAACGCGTCATGATGACAATGATCGCACCGCCCGGCATCAAACGCTGGAGTGGGCCTGTTTGAAACCAACTCCACGCTGTATCAAACGCCAGTCGGCTGTTTGCCTTTACGTCTTGTTCTGAGTGTGGGTCGTCGATAACGAATAAATCAGCGCCGCGACCGGCAAGAGCACCACCAACACCAGCAGCGTAATACTGGCCCCCAGCAGCAGTACTCCACTTTCCAGCAGCCTTTTGGTCATCTGCAATAAGAGTTTGAGGAAACAGTTCATGGTATTGTTCATCATCCAGTAAGTTACGAACCCGACGACCAAAGTCTTCGGACAGGGAAGCTGTGTGCGTTCCCATGATGATCTTCTTATTAGGGAAATTACCTAGAAAATATGCGGGGAACAGATAGCTGGAAAACTCAGACTTACCCATACGCGGCGCAATATTGATAATTACTCTTTTCTTTTCTCCTCTGATTACCGCATCGAAGATGCGTGCCAGCTTCCTATGATGCGGCCCAACTTTGAATCCGGGGTATACATGCTTGGCAAACTCCAGCATGTTGGTGCGTCCAGACACCAGCTTATATCTCTTCTCCCTTTCTTCTAACATGTCCATGAGTTCAATCTTTTCTTTGAGACTCATAGTGGGTAAGGCACGTTGGATTGCCTGTATTTCCCCAGTGTTTAACGTTAGACTTTCAAGATTCATCTGGGGTAGCCGGTAAGGGGTTGCTTACTTCTATGTCTTCAATTGGTTCAGCGTCGGTCACGTTCATGAACTTGGCAAGCTTGTCCTTGAGCTTTTTGTCAATTTCTTCGTCGGTCAGATCTGTCTTTTTGACTTCAATCTTGTCGGTGAACAATCCAACTTCCGTGACCTTGCCCAACAATCCCAACGCTTTTAGTCGGATATTGGCGTTGGGGTTTTCGCATTCTTCCAACAGTTTGGCCACTGTGTAACCGCGTAGCTCTCTAGCCTGATGCACAAATTCCCAGTCATACGCTGTCAGCATACCCACCAGATGTTGCACTGCAACCGGTGTTTTGATCTGGGTTAGATGTTCGTGCGTGATTTCTGCTGGCGCGGAAGAAATGAGGTTTGTGAAAGATGCGCGTGCCGCTTGGACTTCTGCTTGAGTGACCACTGTATCTGTGTCAGCCGCACCCAACCCTTTCAGCCACTCGGTTGTATTAACCTTGGCGTCGATTACATCCGCCGGATGTTCTTTTTCAAGCGGCGTAGGTTTACCGGAGTAATCAATTACTTCGGGTTCAAATTCAATTAAGTGTTCTAGCATCAGCGCATAAGTCCCTTGTACCTGCGATGCGCGGAGTGTATACTACTTTTAAGTGATGCGGCAAGCAGTTGTCCGTTGCTTCTCCTCGGTTGTTGGTTCGACCGTTCAGCCCCCGGCAGAAATACCGGGGGATTTTTTTAAGACGCTTCAATGGAATACTTAAACTTATTTCCAACACCACTACGTACCAGCGTCGAGCTGGATTTACGCAACGAGCTTCTACCTACGGTTGAACACTACATCAACACGCACGGCGTGCCGTACAGGGGCCAGTCAGGCTACATCTCTACCTTTAACGTAGCTACCGCGCTTTTGGAACAAGATAATGACCTTCGCTTAAACCCGCTTACTGACTACATCACGGCAGCGACAAGAAAGTATTTTAAAGATGTCTCTTTGGATTATTCTACGGCAGAGCTAAAACTATATTATCTATTTAATAAAATGACTTTTGGTGGGGAGCACCCAGTACACGCGCATCCGGGGAGTCTTTTGTCTGGCGTGCTCTACATAAAAGTGCCGCAAGGCGCACCGCCAATTGTGTTTAGAGACCCGCGCAGTTACTACAACCACACACAGTATCCGGTTAAGTTTGGCAACCCCAGAGACATGTACAAGATATTCCCAGAGTACGTTCTGCACCCTGTTGATGGGTTAATGCTTATGTGGCCAAGCTGGTTAGAACACCAAGTTCCCCCCAGCAAATGCGCGGAAGAGCGTATTGCCATCTCATTCAACGTACTGCTGTAAGTTGTTGGTGGCTCCCATAGGGCAGGGTGTGGACAAGTAAAGCACACGAAGGATCCAACGGGGCCAATCCGTTTCCACCAACGTATATATTTTAACCTGTGTCCAATATTGGACAATAGATTTTATAATTTTTTATAAAAATTTATAAGAGTGGTATAAAGTATTACAAAAGTGCTGAGAATGGTTGGGGAATAGTGTTCGCCCGGAACGGGGCATGACGCAGCCAACAGGGGTGGTGGGGGGTAGGTGGGGTCAGCCATCGGGGAAGCTTTTTAAAGTTCTCATTCCCCCCATAGTTTTAAACTGAAGGTGTTGCTGTCGAGTGACGACTGCAACAAATGCCCTACATCGGGGCAAAAGGGGGTGAGCTTACCCCCTTTTTTTGTTAGTTAAATCAAGGAGTTCTACTATGTCAAATCGTAAGTCAATTGTGCTCGCATTCGTTTCAACTCAGAAGGCTCACGCTGATGCCATCACGGCTTTGGTCGCGGACATGAAAGGCACGTCATACATCAAGTATCGTGCCGAAGCTGCTGCCATCATCGGTGCTAAGTATTCAGTTGAACCCCATGTGAGCCAACTCAAGAAGTGGATGACATTCGAGAAGGACACAGCAGCCGAACAGGCTTTGTCCGCATTGATGAAGCATCATCCAAAGCGTCCTACCAGTGGTAGCACTGCGCCTGTTGCGACATTGCCCAAGGCAACTTTCAAGGCTGTGCAAACTACCATCATCGAAGCTGAGCTGACCAAGGCTCAATTCGAATTACTCATCAGCGAGTTGCGTGCAACCATCGAATTCGTTTAAACCAAATGGGGGTGACCTTACCCCCTTTTTTCCACAGCGACACGTGCGTCTTGCCTTGTCGCTGTTTCTTTTCCTGTCCAACCAATCGGAGAACAACCATGTATCGTGTATTCATACCTAACCTAAACCGCTGGATCGAAAACATCCCTGTTACCGAAGCGCTCGTCTACAAAGAGGAAGGCTACCGAGTAGAGCGTATGTCGTAGGGGTTTCTTACAGCGCATCAGTAATGGTGCGTTGTAGGGGCAATCCTGCCCGATAAGGAGAAACAACCATGAACCAACTGAAATATCGTATCCATCCTGACATCCAAGCAGAGCTTGCCAAGCTAAAGAAAGAACTGCGTCACCAGACGCAGGACAACCCCAAGCGAGGCTACGGCTATGCCGATGCACCCAAGACATGGGATGCATTCCGTGCTCAGTGCAAACCTGTCGAGTTCGTCCGTAAGTAAACCAAAAGGGGGTAAACCTACCCCCATTTCACAAGGAGAAACACCATGCGTTCTACACACTTCCCCATCCTCAGAGATGTAGGCACAATCACCATCAAGGGTACAGAATGGCGCTTGCAAGAGTACATACCCAACCCCAAGATGCTGAACCACAAGTGGCTCACTGCCTACAGCATCAAGCTCAGCAAGAAAGAAACCTTTGTATCAGACAAGGCATTCGAGGCGTGGCTCGACAAAATGCAAGCACCAAAACAGATGTCATTATGTCTATGACCTGTTAAATTTCCTGAGAAAGTGTTGGAATCTTAGCTTCCATGATTTACCCCATCGTGTTAAATCTGGTACAGCGTTTCGACCAGCAACGGCGGGGATTTTTGCACGCACTGTCCTATCTATCTATCTATCTAATAATATATTTATATATTAGGGTATTTATATTTGTGTGTGTTCTTTCCCCGCCGTTCTCTTTTACTTTCTTTGGCTTAGGCGTTTGTTGATTTCTTTTTTGACGGATAGCTGGACAATTTCGCACAGAATCCAGCAACCACGGGGCTCAAAACCTGTCCGAGATTTAACACACTATGTTATAATGTCGGACACTATCCGTGTTTTACATTTCAAAAGGACATAATCACATGAGTTACAAGTACGAACACCTCATGCGGCTCACATCAAACGAGCTTCACAACCACTGCGAACGGCTACTAAAGAAGGGCATCAACCCCCTGCTTGTGGCTGACATCAAGAGCACAGTGCTCGAGAACAAAGCGCATCGCAAGTCACACCGAGCGCACCTCAAGCAGGTGCATAACCAATGGCGTGTCATTATGTCCCCCCTCATGCACGAGAAGAAAGCCGTGCGTTCGCTGAGCTACTACAAGAACGCCAAGTCACCTGAGCAACGCAGTGCTGCGCTTGAGGCGTATGCCTTGGTGCTTGACACACTTGAGCAAAAACTCAAGGCAATTGAGCGTGAGGGGACAACCCCGATGCAACACGACAAGACCAAGACACATTGGACAGACTATGTGCCACAGCACATCAAGGACAGGGTGTGTGCCTTGTTCGATGCGATACCGCACTACCCACGGCAGAAAGTCAAGCACCCATTCCCACGCACCATGCCAGAGGAACAACACGCCAAGCTCAAGGCACGACTGATACAGCGTACTGAGAAAGACCTACGCCGTGCCAAGCAGGATGCACTACTCAACCCAGACAACGAGGAGATAAAAGCCCTTGTCAAACGAATTACAGATACGCTTGTCTTTATCGACAAGCTCGAACCAAACGAACCTGTGCCAACAACGTGGCACGGATTAAAGATTTGAAATGGGGGTAAGCCTACCCCCAATCGGTCTGCGGAGCTTGGGCTATGCCGCTGACCATCCTGAACCTAGCCTACAAGGAGAGCAACATGATTTGGAACTACAGAATGGTTAACTGCCCATCAACCAATGGTGGCAAGGATTGGATTCAGTTGAAAGAGGTTTACTACGAGGGTGAGGTGCTAACACCTACAGCGTATTGCGACCCACCCCTGCTTGGCGATGAAACTTTCCAAGGTTTGGAAGAGATGCTGCGTATGTTAAATAGCGCATTGAATCGCCCCGTGTTACATGAGAACGATTTCAAAGAAGGAGAAACACTGTGAAGTTATTACATATACAACAAGCTTTGTTTGCAGCTTATGACATGAGCAACGCAATGAGTAGAGAAGATAAACGCAAGCCCACTGAGGGAGAGAGTATGGGCGAGTGCTTAGATGAAATCATCGGCACACTTGAGAACCTCGAAGCAGAGATAGAAAAAGAAGTTAACGAGGACAGCGAAATCGTTGACACCAAACTACCAAACATACATCAACACTTCTTTGCCGCTAGTGCGTTTGACTATTGTGCATCGACACCAACACGAGACCTGCGTGAGGTCATCGCCATCATGGAGAAGTACAACCACTCTTACAACCTGTACCTAGTACCTGTCTCGCATGACACACCATACGAGATTAACTTCTATCAACCACAAGTAGAGGGCACCCAGTGGCTCGGCTACTTCGAGGTATCTAAGCAGGACTAATCATCCTGTCAACAAATGGGGGTAAGCCTACCCCCATTTCATCGACGTGTGTCTCACACACAAAACAAAACTAAATTAACTTTGGAGAAGTAGCATGAAACTACACCTTATTTCTTTTGTTCCTAGCGACACTGACAACCACGCCACTCGCACCCTGTTCTTCGTTAACGCACTTGGTGAGTTCAAGGGGCTTGAGCTGTCTGACAGTTGTGTCGCGCAGATCGGCGTTCCCAATGCCGAGATCAGCTACCACAGCTGGGATCATCCACACAGCATCTTCAGATTCATCGACAGCTGGGATGAGTTAACGGTAGCCATTGAGTCATTCCGTAACAAGCTTGCGACTGCGTTCGATTGCGAGGTGACTGCCAATGTGCAGGAATTAACGGGCGACACACGCAAGTGGTTCTTGACTGTCGGTATGTCTGAGCTAGTGTGTCGTTGCCTTGACTCTATCGTTGGTAGCCTGCCATGTGGCGGTGAGAACAACAAGCGCAAGCGTTTGGACGAGCTCACTGACCATATACGTTCTCGTGTTGGCAAGAAATTTACACCTTTTATTAGCTGGAAAGATCAGCACTATGAAAACCCTTACAGCTACTCGTACCACAAGACGAAGGCTCGCCACATCGGTGAGGCTATCGCTCAGTCCATCCGAGATGGTTGCGATAGGTTCAGCGAGGAGTTCATGCCCGACTACGATACCAACTCTAGTCTGTATCAACGCTTCGTACAAGCCGCGTCTGCTGTGTTAGGTGCTCAAGACATTAGCCTTGAGATTGCCGAGCAGTACTGCGACCACTGGGATTATCCAGACAACACATCCGAGGTGTGCATCGGGCGTGGTCGCTATCGTTCCTACTGTCAATGCTGTGTTGAGGACAACGATGTAGTCGTTGAGACATATGACACTGGCGTCTTGATGTTGCGTGATAACGCGTACTTCAACGACAACAATGATGAGTGGTATGAGAACGAGCCAGAGGATCCGTACTATGACAACGACGAGGATGATGACACTGATACTAGTCGCCTAATGTCATACAGAACCAACATACTTAAGGTGCTTAGCAAGGATGCTTCGTTCGAGTCGTCTGCGTTCGGTGAGTTCCACATGGGCATCGAGCTCGAGCTTGCGACCAACGGCTTTGTCCACGAGGCGGTCGATGATCTGCGTAGCCAGCTCGGTGAGGACTACATCATCTGTAAGTCGGATGGCTCGTTGCCTTCGGGCGGTGTCGAGATCGTCACGACTCCACGCGGCTTAGCTGACCACATCAAACGCTTCAAGGCATGGCAAGTTAGCAGTCTGTATCGTGCATGGAACACAGGCGTGTGCGGTATGCACGTGCATCTTGACTCTCATGCGTTCACTCGCATGACGTTGGGTAAGTTCATCGTGTTCATCAATGACGCTAAGAATGCCGAGTTCATCCGCAAGATCGCAGGTCGTCATCCACACATTGACAGCCAAGCGCAGTCATACTGTGCCGCTGAGGGGCAGGAAGTTCTTAACAATCCATCCAAGGCGTTGAAGGGTAAGAGCACTAACCGCTATTACATGGTCAACACCACGTGCTTGCGTAGAGCAGAGGCCGAACGCTTGGGTGTGCATTATGTTGGTGAGCGTCAGTTCGATACTGTCGAGCTTCGCATCTTCCGCGCATCCCTCAAGAAAGAGCGACTGCTTGCACAGATCGAGTTCACTCATGCGGTTGTCATGTTCTGTCGCATCGCAAGTATGCGCGACCTCGATGGCGTGTCGTTCCTCAAGTGGCTCAAGGCTACCGACAACCGCTATCCACATCTGTCTGACTGGTATGGCATACGCCGCCGTGTCGGTGCTAAGAATGCTGCACCCACTGAGTCGATCTGCACTGACACCATCGTGTCTACCGACTAACCCATAACACTCAAACGAAAGGAACATCACTATGTGTTTAATCATCACTGGCACTTCTGCCAAAATCCGCTCGACTCTGCTCGACACACACGCACTCATCAGCGACATCTACACCAGTAATCCTGATGGCATCGGCATCATGTATGCAACGACCAAGGGCTTGAAGGTTGTCAAGGTCTTGCCTAAGTCTCTCGCTGACGCAACGCAGTTCATTACCAAGTTACCCAACGATGATCGTGAGCTTGCGATTCACTTCCGCTGGACTACGCATGGTCATACCGATATGACTAACTGCCATCCATACGATGTCATCCCAGGCTATGTTGCGATGATGCACAACGGCGTGTTGCACACTGGCAATGCTGCCGACAAGTCCAAGTCCGACACATGGCATTTCATCCATGACTATCTTGCCAGTCCTGTTGCTGAGCATCCTGCTCTCGTGCACAACGAGAAGTTCCTCGACATGGTTGCCGAGTTCATCGGTGACAATCGCTTCGTGTTCATGGATGGTGATGGCAAGATGAGCCATGTCAACTATGACCAAGGCATCGAGCACGACGGCTTGTGGTTCAGCAATACGTATGCATGGAGACCTAGCCGATTGATCCCGTCGTATCAGTACTCGACTAAGTATTCCGCACGTTACTACGACAGTATGTATGAGGACTACAAGTATGACAACGCATACGGCGGTTACAAGTCCCTGCCTTCCAACTCATGGAAGGACGAGGAGGATGCGTATGAGATCAAGCCCCGCAAGTTATCTGCACATGACCCTGCGTGGGACGAGGATGACTACGAGTTTGCTGATGACACAGAGCTGACGCTTGACCCTATGGACTTGCTTGATGTCTTGATGGGTGCAGATGTTGACTCTGTGTCAGACCTGCTCGAGGAGGCACCAGAGACTACTATAAACATTCTCTGCAACACGTTCACGTGTGAGCCAACCCCGTGGGTTAAGGCTAGCGATATGTCCGTGCTTGAGAACAGCATCTACCAAGCGTTCCTTGCTGGCGATGCTGTTGCCTTGCTGGACACTGTGGAGGCTGGGCTGAATGGTAACGTAGCTGACGTTGCTTGCTATTACCTGAACTGGTCGTACAAACTGGACAAGCAGGTATTGCCAGCATTGCTGTAATTAGTATTGGGGGTAATCTTACCCCCATTTTTTAAACCAAGGAGAAGAATGATGAAGATAACAGTTTATTTTGAAGCGCCAGCAGGCGCACATGAGGTAGCCGTGTTCTTTGATGAAATAATATACAAAACGTGTGTACCTGCGCTTGAAGCAAAAGCCAAAGCATGGGGATACGAGTTGAGTGAGTCAGTAACTTATGAGGAGGAAGCAAAATGAGATTATGTTTTTGGAGAAGTGACAGGTACTCATCATATCTTGAGGCAAAGGCAGAGGGTGGGTTGCGTGAGATAAGTGGGTTGCATACTGAGTACCGCAGACTGTACGAAACGGGCGGTGACTTGGCAGATACCCTTGACGCGATACACATCACGGCTCGCATGATGGACGACAAAGCAAGGCTTAGCTATCTCCTGCTCGATGACGATGGTACATTTTTAGACGCTTGTTAAACAAAGGAGAAATGAAATGACGGACAAAACATACAACGGCTGGACTAACTACGCCACATGGCGTGTGAACCTTGAGATATTCGATGGGCTTGAGCAGAGTGAAGTATTTGACTTGAGCTTACCCCTTGAACAACTGCGCCATGTGTTGCAGGATTATGTGGAGGGGCACATCTACGAGAGTGGCGGGGGCAATGGCAACATTGCTGTGGACTATGCGCTAGCATTTTTGTCCGATGTGAATTGGTACGAGATAGCAAAGCACATGATTGAAGATTACAAAGAAGAGATTGAAGAGTAATCACTAACTTGTCAAACAGTTGACAACCTCGGGAAACCGAGGTACATTTTTTATTCAAGGAGGAGCATCATGCCAGACTTAAAAAGCGAAATGAGTAAGGTTCTCAATGAGTGGGAACAAGACGCACAACAAACACAGGAGAAGCAAGTGCCAAAACAAATATTCAAACCAACCAACAATGTGACGCAAGAGACGTTTATCTACGTGCGAGACAACCCAAACAAAACAAGCAGTGAGGTATGCGATGCGCTTGAGGTGAGGGGATTCAAGCGGTCATCTGTTGGGTCGTTGCTCACGCAGTTTGTGAAGCAGAATCAAATGACAAGAGACCATAACAGCAGGCTTAGAACCTCTGTGCCTAAGTACGTACCGCTGAAGTCCACAAGGCAGTTCAAAGCAGAAGGCAAGCGAGCAAACAAGATTGTACAAATCAAGAGCAAGCCAAAGAGTGCAGGCATCGCCGCTTTGCATGTCGATACTACGACACAAACATCCTTCTCAGTAACACCGTGGACTACAGACGGCATCATCAGCAAACTCAGCGTCATACAAGCGCGTGCCTTGTACGATGAGCTTAAGAAACTTTTTGGGGGTTGATATGTGGGATGTACTTATAACTGTGACCATCATGGGGTTTGGTGCCGTAGCTGTGATTGCCATCTGCGGTTTGATTGGTTGGGCGATATTTTTTATTCAGAACGGAGGTAGGGATGAGTGAATTCAACAAACCAACAAACCCACCAGCATTTCCAAATGCTCATTACCACAACGTATCTGGCATGACATTGCGTGATTACTTTGCGGCAAGGGCTATGCAAGGATTGATGAGTCGAGTTTGGGGTGATATGCCAGCAGAAGAACTTTTTAATATTTGGGCAACTTCATCATATGCGTTGGCAGATGAAATGTTGAAAGCGAGGGAATCATGACACAAGATGAAGTACTTAATCTGGCAAGACAGGCTGAAGGACAAGTGACGATGTGGGTCAATCACAACACGACTCAAAAGACTACGACATTCACATTTGAGTCACCGATTGATTACTACGTCAGCGGTGAGTACCCCGAAAAATACCACATCAAATTCTTGGAAAGGTTTGCCGAGCTTTTAATTTCTAGAGGTGAAGCATGACACAAGATGAAATCATTAAGATGGCTTGGGATTGTGGGGCGTATACACATAGATTAACTATGTGGGGTTTTAGTTTAGAAGACCTTGAACGCTTTGCCAAACTGGTAGCCGCCAAAGCAATTGCAGAGTTGGAAAGCCAAGAGC